TTCGTTTGTCCAATGTTTATATAGAGACGCCTCAAATCCGTATAAATCAGTTCCTTGTATTTTAACGGACTCTTTATCCACATAAAAATCATAATCTTCTGACAATACACTGATGTTACATTTGTAATTAACATATCCATCTATTGATGCGTCATAATGAGGATTTATTTTCCCTCCCTTATTCATATCAACAGCTTGAAGAAAAACATTATCTTTTGGAAAATTAAATTCTTCAGATATTCTATCTATTATGTTAAAAATAAAAGAGGGCAAACCCTCTTTTGATACATCAGATATTGATTGGAATTTTGTAATATAATTTGTTAAAGGTGTGTTTGAAATATTAAAAATACAAGATTTACCTTTTAATACTTTGGATAATTCTGTGAGGTGGTAATTACTATCACTACCCGTATGATTAACAGAATCTAACCAATTTACTATTTGGTTTGCCTCATCTTGTGTGATGAAATTTTTTTTTATCTTATAAGTTTCCAAATCCGTATTTACCAATTTTTTTTAGATTATGTTTTGCCAAAAATTCACTTGGATTCATCGCTTCAATTATTGTTAATTCGGCAGAATCCATGAGTTGTTTAGCTTTTTCTTCGGTTACCGCCATTACACATAATTTATGTGTTGCGGGCAATTCTCCTGTTGGTGATAAATCTATTTTTAAAATATTATCATTTTTCATTTTTTCTCTCGCTTGAAGAACCTTGGATTCTTCACATAATATACAAATTCTCATAATTGTTATTTTTTAATTTTAGTCAATTGGTAATCCTGCCTTATAATCATCCGTTATATCATACCATTGGTCATTAAATACGTATTTCATAACTTTATCAACAACAACATATGATTCAAATTGTGTCGTACCCGTACTAACATCACTATTAATAAAAATACCACTTAAAAAATATACATCATTTTCTGTATTTGCGGTTGTTGCTGCAGGTAAATTTGCAATAATATAATCATATGCAGAATCCCTGATAGTTTCCGTTGCGAATACCATTTGTTTATTATATATTTCTTCTGATGTACCTGTAAAACCTGATAATACATTTTTATATGGCCATAAAATGTCAGTTAATTTCCAAAAAGAATAATTACCATTATCAAACGGTGCATCATTTTGACTTGGAGGTGCACTTAACACATTTACAACTTGGTTAATTGCACCCCATACAGCACCACAAGTATTATCGGTTAAACTATCCCCTTTACCTCTTCTTAACATTCTACCTGAACGGCCATCTTCAGTAACACCAATATGTGGCATACTTGTAACAAACAAGGTTCCACCAAGAGTTGTTGCTACGTGACTTGCAAATGCTCCAAAACCAACACTACCTACAAACGGATAACCCGCTAAACCACCTGATTGAAATGGTCCTAAAAAAGAATTAATACTGTTTGGCCATCCACCAATATTTGCGGGTACTTTTGATGCATCAACATCGTCAGAACAAATACCTTCCGCTAAAACGATACTTGTAGATGGGACACCTTCATTTGTAATATATTCAGTAGTATATGTTCCCCACACTTCAGATAATACCGCACCTGAGAATGGTTGAGCACCATCATCAACAGTAACATTTCTTACCGTATCAGTATAACCGCTCTGTCCTGTTAATGGCGCTGGTACAATTATTTCATAAGTTCTATCGTATTCGGCAACCGATAAATCATAGGTACCGTAAGGATAATCACTAATGTTATTAAAAGGTATTGTTTGAGTACCTAAAGAAGTTGAACCACCTGTTGTTGGATAAAAAGTTACATCGGCGGTAGCACCCGATAAATTTGTACTTGTTATTCTAATTCCTTGTATCATTTTTTTTTATTTTTTATTTTTTATTTATTGTAAATCAAATAGTATTATTTCAGATTCAGTTGTTGATTGAATCTCAATTTTATTTTCATTTATAAAACTTAAACCATCACCCTCAATTAATGAATAATTATTTACATTTATTTCGCCTGAAACAACATATAGATAATATCTACGTATGTCATTAAGTTCAAATGTAAAATCTTCGGTAAATATTCCTGATAATAATTTAGCATCTTGTTTAATTGGTAGTTTTTCGGTTATATCACAAAATTTGTTTAACTTATCTTCCCTTGTAAACTGATGCCATTCGTGTATTGGTTCAGTATCTAACACATTTGGTTTAATCCATAGTTGGAGATAACGATTTGGTGTGTCCGAAGCATTACCTTCCGTATGTTTTATTCCTCGTCCTGTACTCATTCTTTGTACCGCACCTGCTGGTATGTCTAATACCTTTCCGTGACTATCAGTATGTCTACAAACACCTTCTACCACATAACCAAATATTTCCATATTTTTGTGCTCGTGTATTGGTACGTGTCCTCCAGATTGAACCCTATCATCATTAATGGTTTGTAAATCACCGAAATTCATATGATTTGGGTCAAAATAACCCGGAAAACTAAATGTCCTGTATGAATTAATCCAGTCGGCTCTTGGATTACCTCTTGTATTATATGGTCTTTTTGTTATCATGTTAACACCAATCTGATTTATTTGTTAATGGATAATAAATTGTAAATGTTGCTGGAAATAAAAATGTCCCAAATAAACTTGTACCTTGACCATTTGGTAATAAATAATTTGGGTCAGTTGTATCAATTGTTTGAATATCAAAAGACGCCCCATTAACATTACTTCCAAATTTTACAATTCCTTTATTTATTGAACTACCAGAACCCCAAGTTACATACCACAAGTGCCCTGTGTAATTACTTAAACTAAATCCTAAAGCATTATATGCTGTGGTTAATCCTGATAATGAATTACCGTGTAACCCACCTCCAATATAACCTTGGGTTAAGTCTCCTTGAGATGCCGTATTGGTAAAACCATCAGTTCCATAACCACCCAAAGCAATTGTATCTTGGTAATACGGATTACCAGTTGCAAAATCAGAGGATGTTATTGTAAATGTAGGACTAAGCATCAATCCAAAATTCAAATCATTTTCTGGTATATCTAACGCATTTAATCCACTTAAACAAGGTGCTTCAGTTAATGTTTCTACTGTTAGAACATCAGATTCATCATAATATGATAATCTATTATCACCATTTTTATTTTTAAATACATTAACTGTTGTATTATGATATAACACGCCAGTACTTAAACAAACACCACTAACCGCTGTATTAATAATATTCCATTGGAAATATTTATCAATTGTATTACCACTAAAATTATCAGGAATAGAGTTATTGTAGAAGTATTCGCCTATTGTATTATAAATAAAATTATTTCCTATATTATTTCCTTGTGGTGATAAACCATCGGTGCCAAAATTTTCACCTATTGTGTTATTAATAAAACCAAAACCGATATTGTTAGAGGAAAAATTATTACCAATAGTATTTCCTAAAACACTACCTTTAAATGTATTTGCAATAACATTACCCAAAAAGTCGTTATCAGCAATAGCGGGTCCAAACGAGTTAGCTGAACAATACCCACTAATTTGATTTGACCCAAAACCCCAATCTGTTTTATTAGTATCAAATCTTTGATATATTATATTACTCTTAAATTGATTGAAAATTTGATTATCATAAAAATCACCATATATTGTATTGTATTCAAATTGTTCACCAATTATATTGTTATATGTTTCGCCACTTAATTCGTTACTATAAAAATAATTTCCGATTTCATTATTGCGAAAATAATCAGCAATTGTATTGCTGCCAAACCCATTACCAATTTGATTATCAGAAAATTGAGAATAAATTGCATTTTCAGTAAAATCATTACCAATTTGATTATTATCAAAATTATTATAAATTATGTTAGAATAAAAGTTTTCTTTAATTGTATTACTCCATAATTCACCATAAACAATATTATTGTTAAATAATAGACCAATATTATTGTTATAAAAACCATTCTGATGAATTGTATTATTATAAAATTGATTGGATATTTTATTATTTGAAAAGGAATGTGTTGTGGTATTATTATAAGAAAAATCACCTATTGTGTTTGAGTAAGTATAAATTCCATAAAACACATTATTTGCCAATAAAAATCCAGAGTTACCCCCAATCTCTTTAAGATAAAATTTAGAATAATCACCTACGTAGTTATGTAAAGTACTTCCATCAAAGTTAAAAGTTAGGAATCTTTGAAAATCTTCTTCAATTTTTTGCCCAATATAAACTTCTTTATATTCGTTATAATCACCTGTTGATGTTGCGTGGTATAAAGGAATAAGTCCTCCTGTAAAGTTTACTTGACTTCCAAATGATGGGTCAACAATAACATATATTAAAGTATTAGTACTAGCACTATAAACTCTAACACCAACCATATAACCCTGATATTCAAAAAATAATATATCACCAATTGAAACTTCTGATAAAAATAATGTGCCATTACCTGATATTATACCTGTTGAGCTATTATAACTACCAATAGTTCCTGTTAATTGAGAACCCTTATTATATGATTGAAATCTACTAAAATAGATATTTCTGTGGTCATAATCGGTTCTATTGTTATATTCATCAATTCTTTCAGAAATTCTACCATACGCAACACCTTGAGTTATTTCAGTTGCACTAAAAGTCCAATCATATTGGATTCTATCATTTGGATATGCTTGTTGATATGCGGTTGAACTAATTGTATTTGAGCTTGTTGATAAAACAATAATTGGTTCAACATTACCTTGCATATAATCAATCACACCATTATCTTTTGGATTACCATTATAATAATATTCGGGAACATCATAACAAGTTCTAAAATCTGTTATGATATAATGAATACCTTTTGTTAATGTTTCACCCGTTATTTTATCTACAAGTTCTGAATAAGTTACTTCAATAAGTTCTCCTGCTGTGATTGCCGAGAAGTCAATATGATATGTGGCTCCGCTTAATTCTACGGGTATTAAAGTATCCGGTGTCGGTGTTTCCAAATAAGTTAATTGTCCTATGGTTTTTCCTGTTAACATAATTTTTCTATTTTATTATAAATATCTTTTATCATTTAATTAATTAAAAATTGTTTTCTACCGCCAAACATATTTCACCACTTTCAGAAATTAATCTTGCCATATCCGTAAATGAGATATAAGCATGTCCATTAATACCCCAAGTTTGACCCCAACTATTTTTTATTCTAAATTGTTTTTTTACTGTATCAACCCCATTTATTACGTAAGCGTGACCACCAGCATAATAACCTCCTACACTTATAACACCATTTACGGGGTAAAACATATTGTAATACCAATTGGTGCCGACAACAACTGGGCCTATATTTAATACGGTATTAACTAAAGTGTTAACATCAAATGCCCAATAGTACGATGTTATTTTACCTGTAGTTTTTAAGTATTTGGCGGCACCTCTAACTGATGTTCCGTCATAATTTTCACCAACCCATTCATCAACTTTTTGTGCTTCATAGTATATTAAACTAGGAGAAACCACAGGTTGAGTTCCAGTATGAACTATAGGACCATCTGAAATCCAATGAGACCATGCATATCCAACACACATTGGGGTATTTAATTGATTACCCCACCATACATTATCATCCCAATATTTCGTTGTTATTGATTTGCTTGGTGTTATACTTGGGGTTGGTGTTTTTGTTGGTGTTATTGGTAATTTTGTTTTTGTCGGTGTTGGTGTTATTGGTAATTTTGTTTTTGTCGGTGTTGGCGTTGGAACAACCGTTGGTTTGGTTTTAACACTAACTAACCAATCGTAAAAATTAGAAATTAAGTAATTGTTATCTCTTTCATCTTTAACATGTTTTCTACCTAACTGAAATGGTGAACCCATCGTGGGTGTAGGACTTGGGAATGGATTTATAAACCTTAAAAATTGGTCAAATCCAACCGATATGTATTCACCGATAGTAGTTAAAACCGCATCAAAAATATTTTGTTCTGGGTCAACAAATTGTAAATATTCGTTTTCACCAACTGAAATAAACTCACCATTATCAGTAATAATTGGGTCAATTAATACTTGGTCAGGAGTTTGAGTTGGTGTAGGAGTTGGTGTTGGTGTTGGTGTTGGGCTCGGAGGAATTATAAAGTTATAATCATATATCGCTCTAAACCCAAATTGTGTAGTTCCTGTAAATGTCGTATTAAACCCTGAAAAACTACTTGTTAAGTCCAAATTATTAAAATCGGAATCTATTACGATTGTTGTTGTCCCTGAACTATAACCAGATTCAATCGTTATTGAAACATCAATAATTATTGGGTCTCCAACATATACACCCAATGTATTAGTGAATGTAAAATCAATATTATCATCTAAAGGAAATTGAGATTCTGCAATATATGTTGAAGATATTGAACCCGCAGAATAAACCGCTCTTACGGTTATTGTATTTGCTGATAACACCTCATAACTAATATCACATACACTAATATTACCGATAATATCGTTTGGTAAGCAACAATTAGGACAATCATAATCAAATAACGAAAATTTATCTTTAAGGAGTTTGTAGTTATGTTTAACTTCATCCGCACTTAAAGGTTCGCTATACATTCTAAACTGTGAAATACCCCCATCAAATGTTCCACCAAAATTTTGTTCTAATAAAATATTAGTTGTTAAACCTGATAAAGTTGTACCACTTAAAATATTATTTGGGAATAATTCGGGGTCTTGTTGATAGATTAAACCTGTTAATGAATCAGGAGCTCCCGTGAATACTAAATTATTATGTAATCCTTGCGTTCCGCCACCCCATGATATACTAAACGGAACCCCAAGTTGTTTTTCTTTGTCGGCATATAATGACCTAGGTATGATTTCTTCTACATTCTCAAAAGTATAGAATGACCTACCATTAACATATATTTTTAATTTACCTTTTCTAAAATCTTTCTCATTTAACCAAGCTTGATTTAATTGAGATAAGGTTATTTTTTCATCTGGAGAACAATTAGTTGGTGTTACCAATGAAATTGAGTTGTTTGATAAACTCGCAAGATATTCCGTTTTTGTTATTAGTCCCAAGCCTCCTTTATACCACAAATCACAATTTTCAAGATATGTATTTCTTTCCCAAACCGCATCAATCTGAATCCAACGTTCTTTGTTTAAGATTTCGGTACTAATTAATAAACAATCGTCATATATCCCTTTTGGAGTACATAATGTTTCTATTGTATAACCTGTCGTAACACTAACTCCTGTTGTAGAACAAGAACCCGTGATACAATTACCATCGGCAAATGATGTCCCCGTAAATCTTAACATTCTAACACCAATCTGAGGATTCTTTGGGTCACCACATAATTTAAGTGCGATGGCATTTGACATTGAATCAAATAATGGGTCGGTTTCACAAGTATATTCGTATGTTTGTGGTGTTGTACCATCACATCCTGTTAAACAAGGTTCACAAGGGGCACATTGTACAGTTGTTGTAGTTGTAACCGCAGAACAAGCGTGTTTTTGTCCCTCCCATCCACAAGTGGTTGCGGTAATTGCTGGGTCGTGTTGGGGAGGATAAACGTAAATACATCTTGAAGTAGTCACGCCTGAATCACAACATGCACAAGTTTCAATAGAACTTAATAAAGATGTTACCCTCGTATATCCCGTATCTGAAACAGGACTTCCGCTAGCATGGTGATAATATTTGTTCTCTGCTCTAGTTCCAAAAAAGAAAAATATATTTTTATTATCAGGATAGAAAGTATTAAGAGTTGTTTCACCGGGATTTAATATGTATTCATCAACCAATCTTGGTTTTAATAACATCTCTACAGTCCATCCCTTATTTACTCTTTCAGGAAAAATTTCGTAATCGTATCCATGTAACTTATAAAACCCTTGATAAAACCCACCATATAATTCATGATAAACACCGACCTTATCTTCCAATTTTGATACTACATTAAATAACATGGTATCAGGTAGCCCTGAAAATTGTATGTTTGGTGATTGGGTATATCCTGTTACTTGGTGAAGTTTTAATCTTCTATCAAAATATAATCTCTCAAACTTTAACGAATTATCAAATAATCCTTGAGTAAATGTAATTGTTTCACCTGTCATCTGTTCTACAAGTCCGTTATCGGTTCCTGTAAGTCCAATATCACAGGCAGTGTTCGCTGTAAAACAAGTTAAATCCTCATTTTTTGGGTTATAATAATTGGATGAAACTAAGTTATTAAATGGATTATATTCATTATAATTTAACACATAAAATTCTGTGTTACCACTATAATCCAAATCAAAACTGATAGGAAGTTTATTACCGTCATCGGCACCAATAAGTGTATTTGAGAAAATAACCTCAAATTTGTAGTCCTTTTCATCTGATGCCAAGCAAAAATCCTGAATATCAGACCTATCTATAAGGTACCACTTATTAAAATTATACTGATTTATATTTTGATACGACATAATTACTTTAGATAAATACTTGAATCGCAGTATTTATATATAAATAATTTGAGATGATTGAATTTAACAAGGAATATTTTATAAGACCTTATTACTTTTATTTAACAGAAAAAACCGATAAAATATCGTTATACTATTCTATTGCAGAAACATTAACGGAATCAAGAAAAAAAGACGATAAATTAGATTTTGACAAAAAAGATAGTGAGAAAGTTAAAAAAGGTGTTTCGTCTGTTATTAAAGGAAAAAAATTAAAAACAAAAGACCAAATTAAAAAATATTTTGAGCCAATTAGTAAAGATGAAATAGGTGAGTTTATTGATAAAGATGGTTCTTTAGCTAATTCTAGTATTCCTATCTTAGATATGGGAATGACACCTCGTAAAACAACTGACCAAACAGTGACAATGGCAAGAATGCCAAATAACCCATTATTAAGAGGTTATAGAAAATATTATGGTGAATCAGTTGATGATGAAGATGTTGTTAATGAAGTTGATTATTCAGAAGCTTTTGGATACGAAGAAACAAAAGATATGGATGGAAAACAAACTTATAAATATTTATGTACTAAGATGGGTATGAATCCTGATGAGGCAAAAGAAAGAACCCAACAGTTTGGTAAAGACCCATACGGAAAAAGAACTAATAACGCACCTAAAAGTATCAGACATAAGAAAGGATTTATTGATAGAATGACCTTGTCTGAAATTGAAAGGGCTAAAATGATTAAAGTGGTTGAAGAAATTTTACTTAATAAGAGAAATAAAGGAACCGAAATTAGTGAAAAAGAAAGTAAAGTTTCTAAAGTTATTAAGAAAAATGTTGAAGCACTTAAAAAAATGGCTGATAAGGAAGGTTTAACAATTAATGAACTAATTAAAATGTTAAAAAGTGAATAAAGATTTATACGGTAAACAATATAAAATTCCGGACTCTACTTTGAAACACCTAAAAAAGTTTGAGACAAACGAAACTGTTGGTAACTTATTATCAACAGGTAATGTGTCATATTCATTGTTAAAGAAATTAAAACACAGAATGGAAAATGGGGAGAAGGATAGTTTAGGTGGTGACCACATGTTAGGATGGGTTAACCATACATTAAACTCTGATAGAAGTTCTATTGAGGCGGGAAAAGAAGCAAAAGCTCAAAGTGGTATGCCAAACGCTTATATCAGACCACATACTAAAAATAAAGTCAATGACTTAAACAGACCAAGTAAAAGTCATGATAAAATAAATTCGGATATAAAAATAACCGAAGCATTAAAAAGAATAAACCAAATAATCCAAAAAATAATTTAATTATGCCAGTTTTAGAACCAATTGACATTTCTCAAAATGAGAGAAACTCATTATCACAAATTGCAGAATCTCAAAGAAATATTTTATTTCCGAGAAACGATTATAACATCGCAAACGAATACTCAGCAGTTAGCCCCGATGCATTAGCAACAGGTGATGACCAAGGTAAAGGTACAGGTGGTGATTTAGACGTATTTAATCAAGCCGCAGGTGCTGGATTTGACGTTAGAGAAAGAAATATTGAAGTTGCAATTAATCATTACAACTCAAATACGACATATCCTGATTTCTAATGAAATTGATAAATACCTTCAAACAAGTACTTACCGAATCGGCAACGATTGAGGGTATTACTCACGCAATTAAGAACCGACAGAAACTCGTCATCTACTACGATGGTGACGAGCCTGGAGGTCGTGGATTACGTGAAATAGAACCTGTTTGTTTTGGTGTTAGCAAAGCAGGTAACCGAGTATTAAGAGCTTGGGATATGGAAGGGTCTTCTTATACCGCATATAATGGTGAACAACCATTACCAGGATGGAGGTTATTTAGGTTAGATAAAATATTAATGTTAAAACCAACTGGTGAAGTTTACAATGAGCCAAGAGATGGTTATAATTTTAATGGAGATAAAAGTATGGTTAATGTTATCATTAACGCGAAATTTGATAATACTCCCTTACAAAACGTAGCATAATATGAGTAGTAATTTAATGGAAAAATTGGCAATATCTAAAGCCATAATGGACAAACATAGTCAAATGGGTAGAGGTAATGCCCCATCCCAAACTATTAATATACCCCAACCTGAATTAGAAGATTATGAGGCCCCAACCGCAAAATACAATATACCTCAAGAATTAATGTCGGAGAGTAGACCGATTAATCCAAATCCACAACCTGTAACTAAAGATAGAATTTTAAATTCTAAGCTTCCCGACGAAATCAAAAAATTAATGATTGAAAATCCTATTGTTGTATCTAATCCGATGTCCCCATCAAATTCAGTTTTATCAGATGAATTAATTGAAAAAGCATCTAAGTTAATGGGAACAAAAAGACCTGAACCTATTTCAGAAAATAAAACAACGTCAACAAAATTACCGTCAAATTCTGAATTAAAAAGAATGATGAAAGAAGTTGTTGAAGAAGTTTTAGCGGAAAATGGACTAATTATTGAATCATCTACAAAAACTGATGAAACAATGACAATTAGAGTTGGTCAACATATCTTTGAAGGTAAAATCTCACGAATAAAAAAAACTAAGTAATTTCTTTCTTTATTACCTTTTTTTGGTTATCCTTTATTAAAATTATAAAGAATGTCAAAAATTAATGTACTAGTTCTCCCATCAGATAAAACCGGCGTAGGTAAATTTCGTTCAGTTGACCCGCACGTGTTCTTACAAAATATGTATCCCGATGATTTTCATGTGGATATAGATTATTCACCACAGATTAACGATATTAACTATTGGAAAAAATATCAGATTGTTCATATCCATAGAAATATAGGACAAAATTACGAACAAACTCCAAATTTATTACAAGGATTAAAATCAATGGGAATTATTACTATTGTTGATATTGATGATTATTGGTTACCAACAAAAGAACACCCTATCTACGAAATAATTAGAGTTAACAAATTGAATGAAAAAATTACTGCCAATTTAAGAGCGGCAGAGTATGTTACTACAACAACATCTATTTTTGCTGACGAAATAAAACTATTAAATAAAAATGTTGTTATTTTCCCTAACGCAATTAATCCAAATGAAGGTCAGTTTAAGGAACCAACATTACCAAGTGATAAATTAAGAATTGGATGGTTAGGTGGTTCATCACATTTGCATGATTTGATGTTAATGGAACAATCCATGTCCAAATTAAATTCAGAAAGAGAAGACCTTCAATTTGTTTTATGTGGATTTGATACAAGAGGTACAATTACTGAAATTAATCAACAAACAGGAGAACAAAAACAAAGGCCAATTAAACCTGAAGAAACGGTGTGGGCTAAATATGAAGAAATTGTTACTGACAAATATTATGGATTATCTGATGAGTATGTAAAACATCTAAAAATGTATAAAGAAGAGGAATATCCTAACGAAGCAAATGAATTATATAGAAGAGTTTGGACAAGACCTGTAACCGCATATGCTAAAAACTACTCAAAATTTGATGTGTCATTAGCTCCGATTAAAAATCATATTTTCAATAGAGTTAAATCACAACTTAAAGTAATTGAGGCGGGATTCTACAAAAAAGCAATCATAGCATCTAATGTTGGTCCTTACACTGTTGACTTAAAACACGCATTAAATAATGGTAATTTTACTTCTGATGGCAATGCGTTATTGGTGGATGAAAATAGAAATCACAGTGATTGGTATAAATTTATAAAAAAATTGAACGATAATAGAAATTTAGTTGTAGATTTGGGTGAAAGATTATACGAAACAGTTAAAGACACATATGATTTGAATGTGGTAACAAAGGCAAGAGCTGAATGGTACAAATCACTTATAAAATAATTTTATGATAAAAATTCCTATAACAAAAATTTTATTTCTTGACATTGAAACTGTTGGCGGTTGTAAAAATTATGAATCGTGTAAAACCACTAATCCAAATGTCGCTAAACAATATGTTAAATATATTGATTGGTTTGTAAAAAGATTTCCTGAGGATTCTCAACTATCTTTAGATGAGATTTTTATTAAAAGAGCGGCACTTGTTCCTGAATTTGCAAAAATAGTTTGTGTTAGCGTTGCGTTTGTTACTGATAAAAATGAAGTTAAAACTCAAACTTTTTCAGGTGATGATGAGAAACAATTATTAAAAGATTGTCAAAAACTTTTAGATAGATGTGGTAAGTTGGATTTCTTCTTATGTGGACACAACTTAAAAAACTTTGATATACCGATGCTTGCAAAAAGAATGATTATCAACGGACTTATGCCACCGTCAATACTTCCAAGTTATGATACAAAACCTTGGGAAATTAAAGCAATAGATACTAAAGAAATTTGGCAGTACGGTGCTTACACATCAATAGGTTCATTAGATTTACTTTGTAGTACTATGGATATACCAACACCTAAAGATGGTGAAGTAACTGGAGATAAAGTACATTCTGCATATTGGGATGAAAATAAATTAAAAGAAATAACAGAATACTGTGAACGTGACGTTAAAGTATTAATTGATATTATTAAAAAATTAAAAGAGTTAGAAATATGATGACAGATGAATTTGATTATTTATTAAAAGATGATGGGGAATTAACTAAAATGAAAGAACTATTATCTGATATGGGAATTGATTTAGATGGGTTAGATGAAGAATTTGATAATTATACACCAAAAAGAGAGTTAAGATACGAAAAATTAACTGACGAAGTATCCGACCCAGAATATAATTACCCATCTGATTCAGGATTTGACCTTTATTCAACAGAGGATTTTGAATTAAAACCATTTGATAGAGTATTAGTACCAACAGGTCTTAGATTTGATATTCCTGATGGTACTGAAATACAAGTAAGACCTAAGAGTGGGTTAGCACTAAAACAAGGATTGACAGTTCTAAATACACCAGGAACTGTAGATTCAGGATATAATGGGGAAATTAAAGTTATTATTTTTAACTCAAGTAATTTACCCGTATCAATCATTAAAGGAATGAAAATCGCTCAAGCTGTTTTATGTCCCGTAATTAACGGAAAATGGGTTGATTTGGTTAAAGTTGATTCAGTAGAAGATAAAGAGAGGGGAGATAATGGATTTGGCTCAACAGGAATATAAAATAACTAAATTATGAAAAAAATTTTTATTGATGGTGGTGCCAGAATTGGTGAAACAGTTGAAATTATTTTAGACCCAAGAGAAGATTTAAAAGGGTGTGATGTTTATTTTTTTGAATGTAATGATAGTCATTACGATACTTTAAATAATATTAAAGAAACTAATAAGAATTATAATTTTATAATTAGAACTGAGGCTTTGTGGGATAAGGAAGATACAATGAACTTTTATATATCCGTTGATAAATGGGGTGATTTAGGATGTACCTTAGACCCAACAAAAATAGAAAAATTAGATTTAGATAATCCTAAACAAGTAAAAACTATTAGATTTTCAGATTTTTTAAATCAGTTTTCAGATGATGACTATATTATAGTTAAATTAGACATTGAAGGTGCGGAATATAATGTTGTTAGTGATTTATTATCGTCAGGTGCGATAAATAAAATAAATGAGATTTATATTGAATGGCACGATGGATTTTTTAATAAAAATTCGAGTCAACTTAAACACGAATTATCTAAATTAGATATAATAGTTAATAATAATTGGATGTAACATATGGAAAAAATTGATGTTTGTATAAATGTTTTTGGTAAACCGTGGCAAACTTTATGTACATTAAAAAGTTTAATGAAACATAGTGGTCATTTAATCGATAAAATTTTTCTTATTAAGGAAAAAGAACAACCATATAATGAAAATATTGATTGGATTTTTGATTACTTTGATAATTTAATAATACACACACCAAATAATTATAAGTTCACTAAGTTTCACACAAATAATTTTGATGAATCTGATAGACATTCTGTGAGATATCAATATGGTATTGAAAAGAGTGATAAAAAATTTATATTCATCACACATAATGATGTATTGTATACTGGGGATATTATTGGTAACATGTTAGTAAATGTTAAAGACTCTGCAGGAATTGGAGAAATAGGACAATGTTGGAATTGTCCTGCTAAACAAGAAGGACTCTGTAGTGGTGAAAAATTTTACGATTGGAACCCAACAATTGACGAAGTATTAACTTTAAAACTTCCTCATATAAGAACAGGGTTACATAATATTGATAGAGAAAACCCAAAACCAATGCCTGAATGTAGACTTAATGAATGGGCGTGTTTAATTAACAGAGAAATAAATAATAAAGAAACATTTCCTAATAATAATACACCATTTTTTGGTGTTTATGGATTAGATTTAGGTGACCGTTGGTTTAAAAGTCTACATTTAAAAGGTTATAAATTCACAGACTATCGAGAAAACTTCAAACACTCGTATTGGTCCCCATTAGATGGGGGATATCCAACACAATTAAATCAGGATATTTATAAAATTGCTGAGGAAAACGCTAAAAAATATTACGAAAATAATTTTAAATAAATGATAACAGTTATATATTCAACTCATAAAGACCAAGAGTACAATAAAAATTTTAAAAATAAAATATCTAAAACAATTGGTGTAAAAGATTTCCAAATATTGGAGTATGTTAATATGAACCAATATAGTTTGGCTGAAGTTTATAATAAAGGTATTAAAGAATCAATATTTGATATTATTGTATGTTGTCATAATGATATCAAATTAGAAAATGGTTGGGGTAAAAAACTATTAAAAGATTTTGAAGAAAATCCTGATTATGGTATCATTGGTAAAGCGGGTTCTTGTTATTTTCCTGAATCTGGAATATACTGGGAAAAAATGAATCAAACAATGGTTGGTCAAGTTTACCATCATCCCGAAGGTCAAAAAAAGTGGTTGAGTAAATATTCCGCAAAATTACCATTTTTAATACCTGTAGTAACAATTGACGGATTATTCATATCGTTTGATAAAACTAAAATAAAACATACATTTGACGAATCTATAGGAAGATTCCATTTTTACGACCATTTATTTTGTCTACCTAATTATTTGGATAATGTTAAAATTGGTGTTACAACATCTTTTGAGATAACTCACGAATCAGTTGGGCAACCTAACAAAGAATTTTGGGAAAGTAAGGAAAAATTTATTGATAAGTGGGGTAGTAAATTACCTTTAGACTTAAAACCATCCGAAATTTTTGTTGAGAAGATAAAAGAAAGTCCAATAAAGAATATAAAAAAAGTTGCAATTGTTATACCAACAAAAGGTAAGGTTGAAATGTTATTTAATTGTGTTAATTCTTTTTATCAACATTGTAATTCGGAACTTTTTGATATTTTTATTGCTGATACAGGTTCTAATGATTTAGAAAAAGAATGGATTAAATCAAACATACTTAATTTAGGTAATATAAAATTAATAGAATATAATTTTTATAACTTTGCAAAAATAAATAACGATGTTGTAAAAAATCATATAACAGATGATTTTGAATTTATATTATTTTGTAATAACGATATTAAATTAATGAATAATGTTATTTACGACATGTTAACATTATTTAAAAACAACAAAAATGTTGGTACCGTCGGGGCTAGACTTCATTTTGAGGACAATACAACTCAACATGACGGTATTATTATGTTTATTAAAGATAAGAAATTAGAAGTCACACATGAAAATCTTAGGTCTTATTATAGATATGGGACATATGTTAGAGATGTTATAGGAAATACGGCGGCACTACTAATGATAAGGAAAAATATTTTTATAAAGTGTGAAATGTTTAATGAAAATTATAAATCATGTTTTGAAGATGTTGAATTAAATTTAAAATGTGTTATTTTAGGGTTAACAAATTATTACTCAGGTAAATCAGTTGCATATCATTACGAATCTCAAACAAGGAAGGATGACTCAGATGACATAAAAAAATTAAATAATGATTATGTAAATAACTTATTTCCATTCGTTAAAAATAATTATGAAAAAATAAAAGATAAAATTTTATTTATAAAATAAAATATGGTTATAATAGCAACAAATAACGGTTATCCGTACCTTGGGAGGATTTTAACTGACTTCGAAAATTTTTTTATTGACAAACAAATTTGTTTAATTGATACCGGTAGCACTAATGAAGAGAGCTTAAAATTTTTAGATAAAATTAAAAATAAAGAAATTTTTTCTAAATTGTCAATACAAATTTTAAAAACACCCTATCATGGATACGATAGTGGGGCTTATATTTACGCAATGAAGAATATAAATTCAGATAAATATTATTTTATACAAGATTCAATTTCTATAAAAAACAAATATTTTTTTGATGATATTGATAAAAAATTGAAGGATAATACAGTTGTTGGTTTTATTTATTTTGATTCAAACTTTTATGATAATGAAGAACAAATTAATTTTTGTATTAGTAAATTTGGTGTTAAAGATTTTGATTTAGGTATATTTGGACCAATGTTTGCAATAACTAAAAATGATGTAAATAAAATAATTCAAGATTTGAATTATTTTCCGTCAAATAAAAATGAACAATGCGCAATGGAAAGATGTTGGTCGGCACTTTTTAAAAGTAAAAATATTCAAATTGAATTTTTGGATGAAAAACATAATAATACTTTGTTTGGAACAAACGGATATAAATACTTAAATAAAGAATTCCCAAATAGAATTTAAAAAATGATAAAATTAATAATATTTGACCTTGATGGTGTTTTAGTCGATGCTAAAAATATTCACTACGAAGCATTAAACGAATCTCTTCCAGAAAAATACAGGATAAATTGGGATGAGCATATTAGTAAATATGATGGGTTAAAAACAAATCAGAAACTCGATATGTTAACTAAATATAAGGGTTTGGAAAAAGAAAAACATACAAGTATTTGGGAAAAAAAACAAATAATAACCCTGAATAAATTACAAAACTTAAGACAATCTAAGGAACTCATAGAATGTATTGGCCAATTATCAAAAGATGGATTTAAAATCGCCTGCTGTTCAAATAGCATACGTAAAACTATAAATACAGTTCTATCTAAGTTAGGTATTATTCAATTTTTTGATTTAATATTATCCAATGAAGATGTTACTAATTCTAAACCTCATCCTGAAATTTATTGGAGGTCAATATCAAATATGAAAGTTTTGCCCGAAGAAACTTTAATTATTGAGGATTCTCCAACTGGATTATTATCGGCATTTAGAAGTAATTCTTTAGTTATGAGAGTTACTTCTCCTTCTGATATTACATACGTTAAAATAAAAAATAAAATAAATAAAATAAATGAAATTAATTATAATATGAAAAAACCAAAATGGACTGATGAGTCTTTAAATGTATTAATACCTATGGCAGGTGCTGGTTCACGTTTTGAAAAGGCGGGGTATTCTTTTCCTAAACCATTAATTGATATTAATGGAGAACCAATGATTAAAGTAGTTACAGAAAATTTAAATATTAATGCAAATTTTATTTATATTGTTCAGAAAAAACACAGGGAAATGTATAATTTAGATACGTTATTAAATTTAATATCCCATAAATGTCATATTATTGAGGTCGATGAGGTTACTGAAGGTGCTGCATGTACCACGTTACTCGCTAAAACTTTAATAGATAATGATAATCCATTAATTATGGCAAATTCTGACCAATTTGTTGAGTGGGATTCGAATGAATTTATTTATAAAATGAATGAAAATAATTGTGATGGAGGAATCGTAACTTTTAATTCTACTCATCCAAAATGGTCTTTTGTTAAATTAGACGAAAATGGATTTGTTACAGAAGTTGCGGAAAAAAACCCAATATCAGATGTTGCAACTGTGGGAATTTATTATTGGAAAAAAGGGTCAGATTATATAAAATACGCAGAAAAAATGATTGAAAAAAATATAAGAATTAATAATGAATTTTATGTTTGTCCTGTTTTTAATCAAGCTATTGAAGACGGTAAAAAAATAATAACACACCAAATAGATAAAATGCATGGGTTGGGCACTCCTGAAGATTTGAATAATTTTTTAAAAAACTATAACTATGGATATTAAAAATTTAGAAATTACTGAAATTAAACAAAGTTTATTTGATAATTTTAATGAATTTATAATGAGTTCGGATAAAAGAGTATTCAATAAACTTATCGCAAGAACTTTATTATATAACGAAATAAAAGATATACCTGGAGACATTGTTGAATGTGGGGTATTTAAAGGGTCGGGTATGTTTACTTTTTTAAAGCTAAAAAACATATTCAACCCTAATAGCTCAAAGAAAGTAATTGGATTTGATTTTTTTGACACTTCAGAATTATTACAAACACTAGAGTTAAATAATGACAAAGAATCAATGTCAGCACTATTTAACGGCAGAAATTTTGAACATGACGAATCATATAAACTTTTTTTAGAAGATAATATACTATCTTGCGGGTTTTCAAAAGATGATTTTTTATTAGTTCAAGGGGATATTTCTAAAACAAGTAAAAATTTTTCAGATGAAAATCCGGGTTTAAAAATTTCATTATTATACATGGATTTAGATTTAGAAAAACCTACATATGATACGTTAAATAATTTATGGGGTAATATAAGTAAAGGAGGTATTGTGGTGTTTGATGAATATGGTTATCATAAATGGAGTGAATCTAAAGGAGTTGATAAATTCATCGAAGAAAATAATTTAAAAATTATGGGTTTAAATTATTTTTGTCCGACAGCATACATTAAAAAAAACTAATATGAAAAGAGTTGCTATATGCCTCAAAGGGGCGGTAAGTAAAATAGGTGGTTCTCATGATAGATTTTATAATAAAAATGATTTATATAGGACCGGTGATTATATTGATTATTTCGCAGTTGCGAAATCAATATATAAACATATAGTAGAACCGAATAAAGATTATACCTTTGATTTTTTCTTACATTCTTGGAATCTTGATTTAAAGGATAACTTAATAGAACTATATAATCCAAAAAAATTTTTGTTTGAGGATAATTCATTATATAATGAAGTTATTAGTTCAATAATCAGTAATCCAAATGATTTTGGAGGTGTTAGTGGGGGGTTATCAACAAAAAAATCGATAGAATTAAAACATATTTACGAGATAGAATCTAAAATAGAATACGATTTAGTAATTATTTACCGATATGACGTTTTACTATGGGTTGATATGTTATTAGATAACTATAATACTGGCAGATACATTTACGTAAATGGGTGGGACGGGAGTAAAAATGCCGACTTTCACTTTGTTATGTCAAATGAAAATTCAAATAAATTTAAATATTTGTATGATTCTGTTAAAATATACAATAATAAACATTTGTTTCATAATTGGATAAAAAATTATGTTTTGAACATAATAAAATGCGAATTATCTGAGGATAGTATTATTGCGGGTAAAGACCAAGAACATATGAGAGTCATTGGTAATGATACCATATTAAATAATGTATTACATAATTACAGATAAAATTAAATGATTTTAATATCTCACAGAGGAAATACACAGGGTCGTTTGGAATTATTTGAAAATAAACCTGACTACATTGATAAAGCAATATCTGAAGGGTTTGATGTTGAAGTTGATGTTTGGTATAGGAATGGTATGTTATGGTTAGGTCACGATAAGGCCGATTATAACGTTGAATTTAGGTGGTTTAGAGACAGGATAACCAAACTTTGGATTCATTGTAAAAATATAGAGTCTGTTGAATTATTTTCAACAGAATCGTATAACTACAATTACTTCTGGCATCAGGAAGATACGTTAACATTAACATCACATAAATACATTTGGGTGTTTCCTGGTAAACAACCAGTCAAAAACAGCATTGCCGTGATGCCGGAATTATTTAATGATAATGTCGATAATTGTGTAGGTATATGTTCAGATTTTATTAAAAATTATAAATCTTAAAATTAAAAAAAAAATGACAGAAAGAAGAAAAAGAGGTTCATCTCAACCACTAAAAGATAAAGAAACCGAGTATAAACCAAATTTAACTAAGAAAGAACAAATACTTCAGGTTATTAAGAAAAAACCTAAAGAAAAGTTTTTATCGGAAAGTCAAAGAATATATCATGAAACTTTAATTTCAAATCAAATAACAATTTGTTCTGGTCCTGCGGGTGTTGGTAAAAGTTATATCGCCATGAAAGCGGCAATGGACCTTTTAGCTGACCCTACTAATTCTTATGAAAAAATAATAATTGTTAGACCTGCGGTTGAGGCTGAAGAAAAATTGGGTTCTTTACCCGGAAATGTTGAGGAAAAACTTGACCCATACATATTCCCATCATACTATCTAATGAATAAAATAATTGGAAAAGAAGCAAGAGAGAAACTTAAAGATATGGATGTAATTGAAATATTTGCTCTTGCGTACATGAGAGGTATGAATATCGATAATTCCATATTAGTGTTTGAAGAAGCGCAAAATTCGACTCCAAATCAAATGAAACTATTACTAACAAGAATAGGTTATAATAGTAAATTTTTTATCTCAGGTGACTTAGAACAATTTGATAGACATAGAGATAAAACTCAAACAGGATTATGGGATGCAATTAAAAGATTTACTAATATGAATGATGTTGGTATCTTTGAGTTTAAGGATTCCGATATTGTCCGTAATCCTTTAATAACTAAATTATTAAAAAAATACGAAGAATGAGAATTGGTATAGAAATAAATGGTGTTCTTAGAAATACTATAGATAAAATTGAAAAGACATACCAAAAATTTTTGATAGATAAGACTGATGGAATTGAGGAGGAAAATGGGTTTAAGTATGAAATGAATTTACCTGTTACAAGTTTAAAAATACAAGAACATTTTAAGTTTGATACCGATAATGACTTATTTTCGTTTTTATATGAAGAATTTCCTATGGAAATTTTTGGTCACGCTCAATCATCAGAATATTCTACATTTAATGATTTGAACGATTTTTATACTCAATTGAGAGATTTACATGACATTTTAGTAGTGTCAGATGAAATTGGAAAATCTAAACCTGCTTCTTTATTTTTTTTATCAAAATTTGGATGTTTGGTTGAAAAGGTAAAATTTTATAGTAATTCTACAATAAATTCTATGTGGGATGAAATAGATGTTTTACTTACGTCAAATCCTGACTTATTATTAAATTACCCTAATAATAAAATTATTATAAAGTATAACACAGAATATAATAAAGAAATTAAAAGTGAGTTTGAAATCAGTTCAATAAAAGAACTTAAAGATATAATAAACCAAATAACAAAATACTAATGATGTTAAAAATAATGAACGAGCACTATTTCTTGGATTTAGATGAAATAGATAACTACATCCAGATTAAATCAGATTCTCCGTTATTGACTAGTGGAGAAACAAATGAATATCATATTAGCGTAGTGAAATATGAAACAATAAAATTAATGTTAGAAGTTCTAATGGATGAACACGAAGAGGTTGATGATGTTTTAGGTGGAAAAGCGGCTAATCATTTGTCAATACCATTCAAATTAGCATTTAACACATTAATGAGTAAAAAACTATTAAAATCATTTTAAAATATGGAACAGGATACAATATTAAAATTAGAAAATTCTATTGAGAATATAAAATCAAAAAAAGCTAGAATTTATTTATTCACACAGGATACTAAAGGTAATCCTAAAGCTGGAATTAGATACACCTATCAAATAGGTATGGCACTTAAAAATAAAGGATATAATCCAATTATTTTACATGAAAAACCTGATTATTCAGGTGTTGCACAGTGGTTAAGTGAGGAATATATGACTCAATTACCTCACAGAGCAATTGAGGGACAAAACTTAGAGGTTTCACCTGAAGATTTAATTATTATACCTGAAATATTTGGGTTTGTAATGGAACAAATAAAGGACTTACCTTGTGGTAAAATAGTTTTATGTCAAGCATATGACCATATGATGGAAACACTTAAGCCGGGGTTTAGTTGGGGTAATTACGGGTTCTTCAAATGTATTACAACTTCTGAATTTCAAAAAGAATACATTTCAACAATTATGAGAAGTATTTCTATTGATGTATTACCACCATATCTTCCAGAGTCTTTTGAAAAGTCAAAATATCCTCAAAAGCCTGTTATCGCGGTTCATTCTAGAGACGCAAGAAAAACATTAAATTTTATTAAAACTTTTTATCTAAAATATCCTCAATATAGATGGATAACATTTAGAGATATGAGAGGATTATCAGAATCTGATTTTTCATCATTTTTAAAAGATTGTTTTTTAAGTGTGTGGATAGATGAAACAAGTGGATATGGTACTTTCCCATTAGAATCAATGAAATGTGGAGTTCCTGTAATTGGAAAATTACCTAATTTAGTACCTTCTTGGCTTAACGAAACCAATGGTATTTGGGTTTCAGAGGAAAATAAAATTATTGATTTTACAGCAGATTTTATACAAAATTGGTTAGAAGATAATATAAAACCTGAATTGTATGATGATATGGATAAAACGGTAAGTGAGATATACACAGAAAATAATTTTACTGATAAAGTTGATGAATTATTTTCTTGGTATTTGGAATCAAGAGAGCAATCATTTACAGAACAATTAAACAAATTAAAAAATTAATATTAATATGGAAAATAAATTTGATGTATCGGTAATTTTACCTATTAAAACCGCAACCGCAAAAGATTTTAGTGAATATTTTACTAAAGCAATTGAATCTTTGAAATTACAAAAAGCACAAATAAATGAGTTAGTTATTGTTCACACTGATGAAGAAATTCTTGTTAAGTTCTTAGAAGAATTTGATTTTGGTGAATTAACTATTAAAAAACTAGAATGGAAAGATGAACCTAGTTTTGCTAATCAAGTAAATTTTGGAATTGAAAAATCAACATCTAAATGGGTGTCTATTTTAGAATTTGATGATGAATATGCTTCAATTTGGTTTAACAACGTTAAAAAATACTCTGAGGTTTATAAAGACGTTAATGCATTTTTACCTATAGTTATTGATGTTGACGATAAAGGTGTTTTTGCCGGATTTACAAACGAAGCCACTTTTGCAACTAATTTCGCACAAGAAGTTGGATTTTTAACTAATGATATTTTACATGAATATCAAAACTTTCAAACATCAGGAATGGTGATTAAGAAAGAAACAATAGAAGAATTTGGCGGAATCAAACCAAATTTTAAATTAACATTTGTATATGAATTTTTATTAAGACTAACATTTAATTCTGTAAGAATGATGACTATCCCTAAGATAGGTTATAAACACGTTAATTTAAGAGATGGTTCTATTTTTTGGAACTATAAAAATGGTTCAGATGTTTTAACTGAAAATGAGGTTAAATTTTGGGTTGAATCCGCTAAGAAAGAATATTTTTTTAAAGACGAAAGAAAACTAAACTATGAACCATCCCTTTAATGGAAGTATTAAATTCAACAACAGGTGTTACGGAAAATGAAGGTATTGATATTAAAAAAAGAGGTAGAAAGGCAAAACAAGAAAATTACTTTGACGTTAGAGAAGAAAATGCTGTTAGGTTATTTTTAGTTGAGTCCTCTGCCGATGAAAGAAACAAAATTTATAATCAATATCTCAGAGACCCATTAGATAAAATGATATCTTCTATTATTAGAAGATATAAATTATATCGTAAAGATATGGATTTCCAAGAAATTCATGTTGATACTCATTCATTTTTAATGACTAAAATAGACAAGTTTAAACCGGCTAAAGAAAAGAAGGCTTACTCTTATTTTGGTACTATATGTAAAAACTATTTAATGGGTCAAATTATTAAAGACCAAAAAGAATTAAATAGAAAAGTATCGTATGAAGATATATCTTCATCACTAGAAGAAAATATAAAATTTTCATATTCAATTGATATTGATACTGTTGATTCTGAAACAATAATAAATAAGTTTAAGCTAGAATTAAAATTATATATTGACGAACAACCAATGAATGATAATGAAAGAAAACTCGGGATTGCATTATTAGAGTTATTTGACAATTATGAAACAATATTTATGAGTGCTGACAATAACAAATTTAATAAAAATGTAATTTTGTTATCTTTAAGAGAAATGACTAATTTAACGACAAAAGAAATTAGAAATTCAATGAAAAAATATAAAAAACTATATTCATTCATTTTGGGTAATACGTTAAAATAATTATCAAACCTATATTTATAGTATTATGAGCAGACCAAAGAAAAAAGAAATTAAATTCACTAAAGATTCAATACTTTCGGTATTACAAGAAGTATATAATGAAATTGTTGAACAAAGAAACACTGCAATAAGAATACAAAATAAGATGTTGGCAATGATGAAGGACTCTGAGGATATGCAAACCATAGGACCTGTTATTAAAGAACAACAAAAAATAATAAATGACTGTGTTGAAAAAAAGTTATCATTATCTAAATTACAATCATCTATATGGGAGAAATCTAACACAGAAAAAGAAGATTTCACTTTGAGTGATTTAGATGATGACTTAGTTCAATCTATTATTAATAGAGATGTTGAAAACGCAGGCCAACAATACAAACTAAGTAAGTAATGTCAATTGATTTATCGGATTCGTACAATTTGGTTGAACAAAAAATCAAGGCAAGTAGAACTTACCTTGAAGTAAAAAAAGATGCCAAAAAACTTAAAAAGCAAATCAAAGATAATTTAGAAAAAGACAAAAAAAAAGTAACAACAACTGTTGAGAACCTAAAAACCAAAAAAAAAAGATACCAAAGACAAATTAAAACTCAATTAGACGAACTATTATCAATGGTTCAGTTTAATTCAGGGTCAGGTTCCTCAACAATGAGGTATATTAAAAGTAAGTTTATTGAATCTGCCTTACGAATTTCTCCAAAAATATTTGATGTCATCTTAAATGAAGGTATTTCAGCTTTAGGATGTTCTCATCAACAATCTTACGAAACTGCTCAGCCAATATACATTAAGGTTAAAAGTACTGATTTTTTAAACCTATTAAAAAGAGACCCTACCGAAGATACTTCAGCAGTCGCTTACGAAAAAACGGCACCAACTCCACATTCAATACCTTACAGTATGAATAGAGAAATGTGGGACAGACTACAACATTTAAATGTTCCTGTTGATTATTTTGGAGCATCAGGACAAAAATTATTTGAAATATCTTACGTACAAACAAATGGTTCTATAACTGGAGATTTTTTTAAAATTGTTTTATCACCAAAAATTAATTCGGTTAATAGTATTTCTAATTTCTTAACAGATTATTATAAATCAATACAAATTATAGATACGAATAATTTATTTCAACATCTTATGGATATGATTTGTGGTTCAATCTCATTTGAAGCTAATATTGGAACTGGTGAATTAGACGATAAAAATAAATTCTTACTTTTATTACAAAGAATACTTGGATTATGTTTTGATGGTAAAAAAGAAATTGATGTTAGTGGTAATGCTAAAGTTGCGGAATTAGATGGTATTGACGAATCTTTTTTTGAATTTACCGATATTGACTTAAGGGATATTGACCAGTCAACCTCTAACATTAAAAACGGAGTTATTGAATTTGAGGATTGTCAAAATGTACTATTACCGGTAGATAATAAAACAATTATTGATGGTTTATTGAAATTTAATTCGGCAACTAAAATTGAGGAGGAGCAAAAAATTGCTGAAAATTTAATAAATTTACTTACTGAAAATAAAAAATGGAAATTATTAATCCCAACATCTGTTGATATTAAACTTACTGCGGATTTAAGTTTTTTAACTAATTTACCTAAAGCAATAATGATGGCGTTAATATCGCCTAAAGTTATTTTACCAATATTAATTATGGCTAAAGCCATAGGACAAACTATTGGTGATTCAATAGAATCTTTAAATGATTTTATTAAAAAATTCAAAAAATATGTAATTAATTTAATGTCAAAAATTGGTGGACTATTTGTAAAAGAATTATTTGATATTATAAAGAAAGATATTAAATCACTTGTAAGTGATATATTATCTGATATTGTAAAAGAAAAAGCAAAAAAGAAATATATAATAATATTAAAATTGGTTGAATTAGTTTTAATTATTGCCAGATTTGTTGATGATTGGAGAAAATGTAAAAGTGTTGTGGATGAAATACTTGCACTACTAAACTTAGCGGCAGGGTCTTTAGGCAATAAAATACCTTCTTACCTTTTAGCAGCGTCTAGATTCTTGGATGGATATTCTAAATCAAGAGCATTTATTAATGTTATTGATGAACTTCAAAAATTAGGATTACCAACAGGTCCTTTAGAAGATGGTTCACCAAATTTATTTTTGCAAGCCATCTTTGCAACCATAAATGGTAATGAAGATGAAAATACTAATAGAAAAACTCAGGTTTTTGTTGGCCCATTAACGATGACACCCGCAGGAATTACATTACCTTCAGGTGATATATTTGGAATGTCTTATTAATATGGATAATAGAGAAAATGTAAATAATGTCATTAAAAATTTAAAAGAGAGTTCAAATAAAGAATTAATTTATTCTTTAGAATATTTGAGTTCTGATTTTGAACAAACTAAGAATGCTATCATTAAATTAACTTATCATTTAGATAAAACAGAGTTATTATATAATAAAATACTAAAGGAATACGAAAAACGAACAAATGGCAATAAATCAATATAATAGAAAATACATATGGACGGCGGTTGTTAAAGAAAATGAAGACCCTCTAATGCTTAATAGGGTTAGAGTACGTTTTGATTCACCTTTGGATAGTATAAATGTACAATCAATATTAGATTCAGTACCGGATAAATACAATAACAAATCAACAAAAAACGATGATAATACTGATTTATTACCCGAATTTAAATGGTCTAAAATAGACCCTTTTTGTTTTTTACCGTTATTACCTATTTTTATTAAAATAACCCCTAAGATTGGGGAATCGGTTAATATTTTATGGCCAAATCCTGAATACAAATTTCAAGAACAATATTATATTCAAGGAACTTTTTCATCATCACTAACAATATTTAACGAAAATTCAGAAGCTTCAAGATTATTTGCAACTAGAGATAGAATTATTGAATCACCATTATTAAAAAATAAAGAAAACTTTAGGTATTTTTTTGAAAGTACTAAAGGTGTTTTTCCCGAGCCTGATGATGTTGCATTAATCGGAAGGGGTACTTGTGATATAATTGTTAAAAATAATGATGTGTTATTAAGGGCGGGTAAAAGTACTACAAAACCCGATAATCCATTTCAACAAATATCGGTTAAAAAAACACGAAGTTTTACTCAATTGTCAGATTTTGATGTTAGGATTACTGATTTAGGCACAGAATCGGCGATTAAATTGGATGAAAATATAAAATATGTTAATACTTTAGTTGAGTGGAAAATAGTAAATCCGGAAAATCAGTATCAACAGTTTTCTTTAGTTATTTCATTATACGGATTACCCCAAAAACAAGAGTATACTACAAAAAATCTAAAAATAGATACGGACGTTTTATCAATAGATAAATCATTAATATATACTATATCCTTAAATAATATATCTACCGACACTTTAATTGACACAATTAATACGTTTATTAAACAGGCTAATGACGGTCAAATCAATATACCTACGTTTCCTATCATTGATTTAAGTAATCAATTTCCATTAGTTTTTAGACCCGATAGTTCAACCTATAAATGGGTTAAAGTAAGTACTTCTACTGGTACATCAGAATATCTCAAAGTAAAAGAAGTAAAAGAAAAAATTAAATTTAAAACAGAGGGAGATGGTGGATTTGGATTAATCTTTGACAAAGATACCCCAGGACAACAACCCTTAATTAGAACAAAAGAACTTAAAAAAATTGATTATCAGTTATTATCTACGACTTATAATATTATGGGAGCTGATAAATTATTAATGTTGTCTCACGAATCTAAAATACCTAGTAAGCAAGCGATTAATTTAGATAGTACAACTGTGGGTGGCATTGACCAAGATTATATTGTTAGAAATATATTACCAAATACGGACCCTATGGTTAGGGGTGACGAATTAATGAAATTTTTAAATTTAATTGTTCAATTTTTAATTGCCCATACGCATCCATTAGCACCGACACCACCGGTTCCTGTTGGTGGAGGGGTTAAGGTAGATGATTTATTACAACAACTTCAAAACGCATCTAATACAATTCTTAATCAATACATTAGAATTAACTAATTATAGATATTTATTGTTAAACGCAATTAATGTCAACTCACAGGTCATATTTTAGTAAAAACAATACGTTAGTTTCTAACACATTAGCCAATACGGGTAGAAATCCAATAACTGATTTATATTTTGGTAGTAATGATATGTCTATATCCCCAACAGGATTTAGCCGATTTTTATTCAATATAGATTTATCAGAACTACTTGATAAAATTTCATCAGGAATAATAACGACAGAATGTACGAATACTTTAACTCATACATTAACAATGTCAAATACAATTCGTTTTGATGCGGATTTATTAAACTCATTAAATTCCGATAGTAGACGGAGAGCGAGTTCATTTGATTTAATTTTATTCAGAATCCCTTTAACTTCAGGAGATACTGGAACAATACAAGATTGGGATGAGGGTGTGGGATATGATTATTCAAGTGACCAATTAAACGCATATAACGGAGAATTAATTGCCAAAAAATTAATAGGAGATAAATCCTACTCTGATAGACCTTCAAATTGGTTCCAACGAAATAATTTAAATACTTGGTCTGAATATGGAGTTTATTCTAATACTAATAGTTCTATATCAGGAGTAAATTATGACCAATTAATCATTGTTGATTCACAACATTTTGATAGAGGTGACGAAGATATTAACTTTAACATGACTAACGAAATAAATGGTATCTTAAACGGAACTATTACCGATGTTTCAGGATGGGGGATTGCTTACAGACCAGAATTTGAAAAAGTAACGGGATTAACTAACAATTATTGTGTTTCATTTTTCAGTAGATTTACCCAAACATTTTACGAACCTTATCTATTATCAACATATAATGATTTAGTTCAAGATGATAGAAATTTATTTGTAGAAAATAAAACAAATAAACTTTATCTGTATGTTTATATTGATGGGAACTTAACAACATTGGATGTTAACCCAACTGTGTCTATTTTAGACCCCAATGGTGACCTAATACCCACTTTAACAGGACTTACGTCATGTCCAAGAACAAAAGGTGTTTATGAGGTTGTAATACCCCCTATAATTGGTTATAAAACTCCTTGCGTATTCAATGATGTTTGGGGTGATATACAATATGATGGTAATAACTTATCTAATATTGAAAACGAATTTGTTTTACAACCATATAAGAATAGAATTACAATAGGTTCACAATCAAGGGAACCTGAAATATACGGATTTGATTTTTATGGTATTAAACAGGATGAAAAAATACTTAATACTGATTTAAGAAAAATTGGTGTTACAATTAAGAAAGCTTACACCACAAAACAACTTTTACAAAATGTTGATGCGTCATACAGAATATACGTAAGAGAGGGCAACACTGAGGTTCAGGTACAGGATTGGGAAAAATTAAATAGAGCAACAAATGAATATTATTTTATGTTTGACACAAAAGATAAATTACCAAATGAATATTATATAGATATAAGGGTAATTACTTCAGGGGAAGTAGATACTTATAAAAGAACAATAAAATTCCAAATTGTAAATAAAAAATAAAATGAAAATTGTAAAACTAACTGAATCAGATATTCAGAAATTAATAAAAAAAGTTCTATCTGAACAAGAAAATGAAAGATATATGTTCTTTAGTAATTTAGAACAAATGAAAAGACAATGTGAAATGTTATTAGATATGGATGAAAATAAAATTGAAGAAATTTTATCCAATGGTCACGATTGGGCTCAAGACCACATTGCCGAAGCAAAAAATAATATGGACCAAGTATTTGATTTCTTAATGAATGAAACAAAAAAAGGTGATTCTGATATGTCACAAGATATGGGTATGATGGAAGAGGGTAGAAAAAAAACGGGTACTAAATTATGTGCTCGTGGTAAAGCAGCTGCAAAATCTAAGTATAAAGTTTACCCTAGTGCTTATGGAAATGGTTACGGAGTCCAAGTTTGTAAAGGTAAAATGCCGGGAGTAGACGGTAAAAAACATTGTTCTCCTCCATATTGTTAATAATTAAAAACCCCTCAAAAGAGGGGTTAGTTTTTTTAGTCAATTCCAACGACTTCCAAGTCAAAGATTAATTTTTTTCCCGCTAAAGGATGATTACCGTCAAGAACGACAACATCTTCTTTAATTTCAAGAACTTTAACATTAACAGGCCCTTGAGGAGAATTTCCTTGTAACATTTGTCCTACTTGAACATCAGGTGGAACATTAGTTGATGGGATTTCAATAATCATTTCAGGATTATGGTCGCCATAAGCTTCGGTTGGTTCAATTTCTATTGTTTTTTTGTCTCCCTCTAACATATCAATTAAACCATTTTCAAATCCTTTAATTAATTGATTTTGACCCAATGTAACTTTTAATGGTGTTCTTCCTTCAATCAAAGAAGAATCAAAAATAGTACCATCTTCCAATTTTCCTGTGTAATTCACATTTACGGTATCTCCGTTTTTAATTTTTTTCATAATATTTATTTTAAGAAAGATAAGTTAATTATATTAAATAATCAACTTTATTTTATTCAGAAAATAGTTTTATATTTGTATCATGAAAGACGTAATTAACCCTAAAAACATTTTATACCGATATTATCTCCACTTAAAGAACAAGTTTAATCCTCCAAGACAAATAAGTGAGGAGGAAAAATTTTGTCATGATATATGTATTAAATTAATTAATAATCCAAATTCAAAGTTAACAATAGCTCCTTTATCAAACAAAAGATATATAAAAAATGACGATAGTAGTATGTTTATTGTTATTTCAAATGGTACTATTATGTTGATTAATCACGTATATAGTTATAGTATTTATTGTGAATTTGATGAGCATTATCAAGAACTAGTAAAAATGTTTGATAACGAAGTTGAGGAAAAAAGATTACAATTAGAAGTTGAGATAAAATCAAATATTCAACATTCCCTAAAAAAAATATTGGAAAGTTTATCTTGAGAGATACTCTTTAATAACACTTAAAATGTTATCTCTTACTGATTCTTTTTTTGGTTCGTAATGAGTCATTTTTGGGGCGTTTCCTGTTCCTGATTTACTATGGGTTTTTTCTGCCTTTCTTTTTTGCTGACAAGCACTTCTTTTTTGTGAATCAGTCATTCTTGATACGACTCCAGCGGCTCTACATTTAGGATATCCTTTATCAGAAGCGTCGGGTCTACCACAAGGAGGATGACCGCCACCTTCTTTATGACGACAAATATTGACCCAAGGACCTTTTGGTTGTTTACTACCTTTTGGTTTCTTTTTTGTTCCAAACCAAACAGCTAAATCTTCTTTAACTATTTTATTAAATGGACCTACGGGTGCTCCAGGACCATTACCACCATTTAAGTTATCACCATCATCATCACTATTATTAGGGTGTTTTTTTTCAAATTTTTCAATTTTGCGAGCTTTTGACTCCAATTTTTTTGCTGTTTTTTTTGAGACATCTAAAGAACCGTCATAACTATCATAAGCCAATTGAGAATCATCATATTTTGAAACTTGAATATTAAATGGGTCTAATGTTGTTTTATCCCACAATTTAGTTCCAGGACTTAAAGGGACCTTAAAAGAACCTGAACCACTTGTTCCTGTGGCCTCAGTTAACAATTTGTCCTCTTTATACCATTCTAATAACTCTCTATTTAATTTTTTGATGGACATTAATAAAAAAATTTTTTATAATTATAAATATCACTAAAAAAATAAATAACATGGCAAAAGAAAAAGAAGTTAAAACAGAAGAACCTATAGTTGAAGAAAATAAAGTAGAAGAACCAACTCTTGGAGAACCAATCGGTATTTTGTTTGACACAATGAATTATTACAAAAATGAAGATTTAGATAGATTTATATCTAATCTTAATCAAGAACAAGCACTATATTGTATACTACAAGCGTGTCAATCCGCATTCAAAAGAAATGCATATAATATAACTGAAACCGAATTATTATCAAAGGCTATTAGAGTGGTTTCTTCACCGACTAATTAAAAAAAAAGGAGACAATTTCTTGTCTCCTTTTATATTTTCATTAAAGAAATGATTATCTCAATTCTTGTAAATCAAATGTTCTAACACCATCAACTGTGATTTTACCATAGAAACGGTTATTAACCATTTTCTTAGCGTATCTCGTCATAATACCTTTAATTGGAGTAAAATTGAACGGATTATACATAGTTGGAGTTAATTGTAACGGTACGTACGGTGCGTAGATGTAACCAGTATCTAACAATGATGTTCCTTTGTGTCCAATCAAAACTGTATTTGCTGGGAAGTAAGGGTCACGATATACTTGGTAACGTCCTGCAAGAGTACCTACTCTTTCAATACCCATGTTGTATTGGTCTTGCTCAGGTGCTGCGTTTGATACGTGGAAATATTCCAAATCATCAAAAATTGCACTGATTTCAGAAGAAACAACTATCCAGTTTGCACCACCTCTCAAAGTTGATTTGTGGATTTGTGCTGAAAGTTGATTGATTGCTGTAATCAAAGTTTGATTCCAATCTTTTTGAGTATAAGAAGTTGTTTGAGATAATCTCTTCCAACCATTGTAGTCCCAACGAATTGTCCATGCTGCTCCTTTACGTAAATCACGTAAGATTTCACGGTCAATTTCGGCAGCAACTTGTTCAGACAATAAAGCCGTTAATTCGGCTTCAGCATCGATGTTGTGGAAAGCCGCAACGTCTTGTGCCAATTCAGGTGACCATTGTGCTCTTAATTTTCTTTCAGTTACAGAAACTGTTACTGATTCAAGGTCAAAAGAAACTTCACCAATTTTATCTTCAAATTCCAATTCTTCATAACGTCTGAAAACGGCTACGAAAGAAGTTGCAGAAGATGCCGATACTACTGTAGTACCTGTGTAACCGTCTAATGAGTCAGCTCCACAAGTCGCACATACAGGACACTGTAAATCAACTTCCAAAATGATACAACCATCTTGAGAACAGATACTGTCATAAGTACCACCATTACCATTTGGCCATGTAGTTGGAGTCGCAGTGTAAGTAGGACTTACAATACCTTTACCATATTGTTGTGTTACAACTCTGAATGGTAAAGCAGCCGCAGTTGTGTCAACACAACCAGCAGAAACAGATATACCAGCACCAGCAACAATATGTAAATCAGATAAGAAAGTCTCAGTATCAATTTCAGAACCATCAGGTCCCATCAATTTACCAACACCATTATCATAGAAACCACACATTTGGATAATCATTTTTCTTTGATTTCCTGTGATTGAGTTATTTGGTACCAAAGTACCGTTTGACCAAGATACTACAGTTGTAGTCGCGGTAATTGCTGACCATTGACCTTTTGAATAGTCAAATAAACCCGCAGGATTCAATGTAGGCTCAGAACCTTCATAGAATAAATCATAAAGATTTTTAGCGTAAGCACCTGAACCAGTATAACCCGCATTTTGATTACCAGGATAGTTACCAGGTGAACCAATTGGTGCGTAGTGTGTACCTGATTGGTTTGCTGAACCGCCAGTGTAACCTTGAATTTTAGGTACGAAGTAGAACAATTTACCAATTGGTAAGTTCATAGCTTGTACAGAAACGATATCGTTTGCCAAAAGTTTAGAGAATACTCTTCTTACAATTGGAAATACAACTGTTTCAAAAGAACCTGAAGAATCTGTTGCAGATGCTTCGTTGATTAAGAATGATGCTTGGTTTTCGTATAACTGTGCAACGTTCTCTTTAAGGTGACCTCTAAGACCCTCAAGGAATCCTAATTTGTCCCATTTGTTGATTGTGTCTTCTTTGATAACTTTAAGGTGCTTAAGACCAATGTTACCAACAAGACCGCTTTCTAATAATGCTCCCATTTTAATTTTTATTTAATTTTTTTTAGTTTATTTTATGATGTTCATTTTTGACATCAAATCTTTCATTCTCATAAATTGAGGATTTTCGTAAGTTTTTGACTCAATTAAATTAGCGGCAGAACCTGATGATGGAGTTTTTTCAATTTTATCTTGAATAGATTCTTTCATAAGTTTATTACCGCCTTGAGATGAAAGTTCATCTTTAACAATTTTGTAAAGAGATTTTGACTCTTTTAAGGATTCTACCGAATCAAATCTTCTTAAGATGTTGATTTTTTCTTGCTTAGTTGTAGAATGTTCAGTAAACAATCTTGTGGCATATGCCAAGTTTGAGTTAAATACGGCTACTTCGTTAAGTTTACTTCTGAAAACGTTAAGTGCTTTTCTGTACTCTTCATTTTTTTCTCTAAGTAATTTAACTTCTCTTTCAACGGACTCAACATTTAAATGTCTTGTTGCTGCTTTTGGTTTAGGTAAGCTGTTTCTACTAAATCTTCTTCCAGCACCTAAAGTTCTAGAAGCTTCTTTGGTTTCGGTTTTCTTAACCACTTTATTAGTACCGCCCATATTCTCTCCTTTTTTAAATTCAAATTTTGGTTTTCCCATTCCAACACCTTTGGTGCCTTGTTTCATGGTTTCTTTAAAACCACCTTTTGCTTTTTTGTATTGGAATTTGGCTTTACCAATTCCTTTAGCTTTAGGTTTAAATCCTTCTTCTATTGATTCGTCATCTTCTTCAGACCAAGATTCATCCATAGATTCATCTTCAGAATCCACATCATCTGTGTCATCCATTTCAATTTCGTACATAACTCCATCTTCAGAATCCACATCGTCTGTGTCATCCATTTCTACTTCAAACATAACTTCTTCGTCTTCTTCGTCTTCCATACCATGAACCGGAGAAATTTCTTCCCAATCCTCTTCGTCTTCTTCATCTGACATACTACCCATATCCATGCTCATGTCATCAGACATTCCGAATTCGTCATCTTCCATACCCATTTCGTCATCAAATTGTTCACCTAAAGAAATTTTA